CTAATGCCACCAACAATAGTGACAGTTATTGCGTTGTTTCGTATAAGTTGAATAGCAGTTGTAGTGGACCCTGTAATTGTTACAGTTGAATACAACACCCCAGGGATATCGTGAATTGCTTTATAAACCATTCCAGGGTTTAGGTCTTGGCCAAACTTAACGTTCTCTAACCCAAACAAGTTTAAGATTGCGTTTTGAACAAGGGCTTTGACACTGACACTTACATAGTTATCTTCAATAGTAACTGTGGCCGTAACTGCTTTTGGAATTGTGGTGATAGTAGCGGCTGCGTATACGCTTGCACCAAGCATTGCTTGAGGTTGTAGCGCAGCAACAATATTGCCCCGCATAGCAGCTACAACGTTGTCTACAGTAATTACTACTGGGGTAGAAGCACCAGTTCCGGTTGAGTAATTCTCAATATAAGGAAGAGCATGGACAGTTACGCTACCCCCAGCGTTTCCAGAGGTGGTAGGAGACCATTGCGCTACTGCTTTGTTGACACCTTCAACAAGTGTTGCTTTATCTACAAAGTCTTGCAAAGTAACTGCTCGAGTTTGAGCTTTCAACAAGGACTTCACAGATACTTTTAGTGAGTCAATTGTTTCTCCGTCAGTTCCGCCAATTGCAGAAGTTGAAGAACTAACAAACAAACCACTTGGAGTGGTCCCCTTAAATGCTGTTATCTTTCCGGAAGGAATGTTACCCTTTAAACCACTAGTAGTGTAATACGTAGACGTTATTTTTGTACCAGTAGGAGGAACCCGACCGCTTAGTCGGTTACCAAACACAACCTGTGTTTCGTTGTTGGCCGACACGTAAACAGAGAATGCGTTAATACCAGACGCTACTGTGTTGATGTCGTCAACACGTGTCCATTCAATCGGGTCAGTTCCATTTTCATAAACGTAAACCCTAACTGATGATGGTAGAACATTTGCTTGAGAAAGGGTGTATCTCTGACCAACCTGTCCAGACGATCCAGTTGTAAGCTGTTCAGAAGCTACTAGCTTACCCTCCCTAACCGCCACTGCTACAGAACCAGCACTTGCTCCAATTGTTGTTGTGGTTGTTGAATAGAAATTAAACAATCCACCATCGGTTATAGCTGAGAAGGTCGTACCAGCCGGCAGCGAAACTGAGGATGCAGAAGAGTTAGAAACATAAACCGTTGCTGTTGCCGCAGTGCGGTTACGGGGGGTGTAGTCAAACAAGTTAGCAATTGCTAGAACGCTTTCACGTTGTGTCGCAGTTGTTAAAAATGCCTCAGCTGCAGCTCTGTCAATGTAGTAGTGCATGATGTCTCCCATGTACGCCCACATATCAACCATCATCATGGCAAAGTCAGAGTTGTCCCTGTCAGTCCATTCCGGAACAGTAATAGAAGCGCGAGCTAGCAGATCACGCCTAATGTTGTCATAGTCTCGACTTGCAAAGTCAAACCCTGGTCGTTCAAGTGCCATAATTACTCCTAAATAATTGAGTCTTCGTTAAGATCCCCTGGAATTGCTACGTTAAATTTTACAATTTGTGCTGAACCAAGGGGAAGGCGGTACACCACAGTTACACCCATTGTCGTTTCTGGAGAACCATACGCTGCCACAGAATTACTTGGTGACATACGGATATCCATCACGTTTACTCTGGAAACATTTGATCGAATCTCAGCTATTGCGTCTGTTTTAAAGTCAAGAACAACCAATTCATCAATAGGTTCAAACAATAAATTATTTATACCTGCGCCGTATTGATGATTCATTACACGTTCAAAGTTACTAGTAGTAAGAACATCTACTATCTTTTGTTCAGCAATAGTAGATTCAGATGTGGTTGTGCTAACTCTGCCACCGTTAAATTGAAATGGAATTTTAATAGCTTTCATAGTTAATCCTCATTTTTAATTTCTGCGGGGTTTATAAAAACGTCATTTGTTTCATCATAAGTAAACCCAATTCCAGCAAAACGACCTCTAAAGTTACTGTTGTAACTTGTTTGTACCCAACGGCCACCTAGGTTTTCCACAAACCAATCGTACCCTTCGTTAGGCATGTCGTTGTCTCCAACAAGTACACGAATGACAACATTGTTTTCATCTAATTCGGCAAAATGGCTCATAGCAGGTACCTCACAATAACAACACCTGAACCGCCTGCGCCAGTAGTAGACGCATCGCTATAACCAATAACATTTTGACCACCACCACCACCACCAGTATTTGCTGTTCCAGCAGTAGCGTTTGGGGGGGTGGGACCATTATAGTATCCACCGTTTCCTCCACCACCAGTACCACCAGTACCACCAGTACTGTATATAGGACTAGGAAGTGCGCCGCCATCGTTAGTATATCCGCCTCCGCCTCCGCCTCCGCCACCACCAAAAAACTTAAACGAGTTCCAAGTAGACCCAGCACCACCATTGGACCCATTTTGATTACTTGTATTTGCGCCAACAGCAGAAGTACCACCGCCACCTGAACCACCATCTGAAGTTCTTGTACCTCCATTAAATGTACTTGAACCACCAGTGCCACCATCTGGGTAACTAGGTGCTCCGCCGCCATTTCCACCTAATGCGGTTATTGTGCTAAAAGAAGAAGTATTTCCGTTTAGGCCTTGAACTTCACCCATACCAACAGCGGTAGCACCAGCGCCGACAGTTACAACATAAGTTGCTGCGGTAACATTTGTAGTGGAAGTTGCAAATCTACCTGCACCACCGCCTCCGCCACCATAAAGACTGTATCCATCCCATGGGTCGGAAGAACCTCCTGCGCCTGAACCTCCACCGCCTACAACAAGGATATCCATAAGTTTACTACCCGTTACAACAAAGCTTCCCGAAGCATTAAAAGTGTGGTAACGATAACCACCACTATTTGTGATAGTGCCACCACTGGCAGAAAATGTGGGGATAACAATAGGTACGTCATTTGAAGCTGCACCAGTAAGGGAGATAATATACACATTAGAAAACTTGTCGTCTTCTACTGCTACAAGGACTTGATCCCCAACATCAGGAACAGCCCACACACCAGACACTGCTGCTCGGCCAATAGTAGATACAGCAATACTTGTGGTTGTGCCAAGAACTGAAGGAATAGAAACGTAAATAGAACCGGTAGTTGAGGACGATGCGGTTACTACTGCTCGATATATTTGCATCCCGTTATACATATGCGTTTACCCTTTCTGAACTTGCGCGCCATTCGCCTGCAACAAATTTTGCATCTGGTGCTTTTTGAGATAGTTCTACTGGTGGTACAACATACTTAGTTGTGGTATTAAAGTCTTTACCTAATATAAGGTTAGTGTAATAGGTAGTACCTCCTATTACATGTTCTACATCTTTAACGTACCAAAGGCCTTCAAAGTTTGTGTTGTACCCAACAACCTCTACAACCCCGCCAGGTACAATTCCAGCACCAGCACTAATCTGTGCTCTTGCAGTAAACGGAAACTTTTGCTTTCTCTTAGCCTCTAAAATCTTCTCAGCCTCTTCAAAGGTTTGAGCTGATTCAACTAACGAACTATGAAACTTAGAACGAGGAGTAACTCCGGAAAGACTAGTTTCCAAGTAGGTGCTCTGCACACTTAGCAGATTTCCAGAGTTATCAAGAACATTCATTTCGTATTCAGTTGAATACCCATCTGGGGTAAGATACCCAAACGTACCTTCAAAATGAAGGATCCCACCAGGACGTGGTTTTGCAGTACTGGTCAGTGGTACAAGTTGTTCAAAGGATGGGCGTCTACCTATGGCTTTATATGGATCCCAGATATGCATATGAGTTCCATGAACGGTTACTGAGTACCCGTAGCGTTCACAAATTCTAAGTAGAAAGGCCCAATCAGATTCTCCTGCCTGCACTACTCTTGGAAGCACAAAAGAGTCATCAAGAACATCCAAACTTAAATGGTAACTACTACAAATTTCAGATGCTATGGCTTTTATGCCAACGTTATCCCACACCCGTTGTTTCTTGCCCATTAAATTCATAGACACTC